AGATCAACGAGCAGAACATTCGTCCTATTTGGAAGGATGATGATCTGTATACTATCAAAGTTCCTGTAACTGTTGCTGCTAATGCCACAGCTGACGAGAAGGCTAAGGCTTTTATCCGCGCAGTCATTAAATCCCGCAAGAACTACAAGGGTTCCGGCGAACCAACCCTGTACACCACTGAGGATGTTCTTACCGATTGTCTGCTTATGGAAGATACCACTGGTCGAGTTATCTACGATTCTGTTTCGAAGCTTGCTACTGCTCTTCGCGTTAAGGAAATCGTAACTGTTCCAGTAATGGAAAATCTCAGCAGAGTCGACAACGGTACTACATATACCCTTATGGGTATTATCGTCAACTTGACCGATTACAATGTTGGTGCCGATAAAGGTGGAGCTGTTAACATGTTCGATGATTTCGATATCGATTACAATGCTCAGAAGTACCTGATTGAGACTCGTTGTTCTGGTGCTTTGATTAAGCCTTACTCTGCTATTGCGTTGGAATTGACTTTTCAATAAGTCTCGTTATTGAGCCTGAGGATAGCGAGACAGTAGTACTTGGCAAGTCTGTAGGCGATTTGCAGTCAGGCATTATTGTCAATGATAATTCTATAGAAGGTGTCCTACACTATGTAACTGGTTACACTGGTTTCTCTAGTAATGTTGACGAACAATCTGGTAATTTCTTAGTTCTCAAGTTCCAACACAGCGAAGGAGCTACAACAACCGTAGAAATTATCGGAGGTACTTCCGGTCCAGTAGCACTTGACGAGGATATGATTTGGGTTGGTCGAATCGAACCGTCTGACCAAGGAATCAGAGTTGTAACTACCTTAGATGGCAAATCAATTACAAAGGTTTACTCTATTGACAACCTAGTACTTGAAACAGAAGAATAATATTTCTTAATTATGGGAGGAAAATTCAAAATGGCGAAATGGTACGGAGTAATTGGTTATGCTGAAACGGTGGAAACGAAGCCCGGTGTATGGAAAGAGCAAATAACCGAAAGAACATACTATGGAGATCTTATTCGAAATACTCGTAAGCTTCAAACCGCCAATCAACTCAACGACAACATCAATGTTGCAAATGAGATCAGCATTGTATCCGATCCATTTGCCAATCAAAATTTTCATTCGATGCGATACGTTGAGTTTATGGGTGCTAAATGGAAGATTACAAATGTTGAAGTTCAGTACCCAAGACTAATACTGACTATAGGGGGTGTATACCATGCCCAGTAGGCTAGAACTACAGACTTTGCTAGAGGAATTACTCGGAAGTCGAAATGTGTATTTTCAACCCCCTGAGTCAGTAAAGATGAATTACCCCGCCATTGTTTACGGTCTCGACAATATTGAGAACTCATTTGCAGATGACGGGGTTTATTTATCTAAGAAAAGATATTTGGTAACAGTTATCGATGATGATCCAGATAGTCCGATAGTAGATAAGGTTGCAGCTTTACCTACTTGTCGATTTAATCGTCATTTTCAATCGGACAATCTCAATCATGATGTTTTCATTTTATACTTTTGATTAAAGGAGGACAAAAAATATGGCTAAACTTGTTTGGGATAAAACCGGAGAACGTTTTTACGAAACTGGTGTTAAAAAGGGTGTGCTTTATCCACAAGGAACCGGAGGTACTTATCCGAAAGGCGTTGCCTGGAATGGTCTTATATCCGTTACCGAAAGTCCTTCCGGTGCTGAGCCAACGCCTATGTACGCTGATGATATCAAGTATCTTAATTTTATGTCTGCCGAAGAGTTCGGAGCTACTATCGAGGCTTATACTTATCCGGATGAGTTTGCTGAGTGCGATGGGTCTGCCGAGATTGCAACAGGTGTTATGATTGGACAGCAGTCTCGTAAACCCTTCGGTCTTTCTTATGTTACTACTCTCGGCAACGATGTTGATGGTAATGATTACGGCTATAAGCTTCACATCATTTATGGCGCGCTTGCTGCCCCTTCAGAAAAGGGTTATTCCACTATTAACGATAGCCCAGAAGCTATCACTTTCTCTTGGGAAGTCACTACAACCCCTGTTTCTGTAACAGGATTTAAACCAACCGCTTCTATTACGATCGACTCCACTAAAGTGGATGCTACTAAGCTGGCTGCTTTGGAAACAATTCTGTACGGTAAAGATCCGACAACTTCTAGCGGCACTGACGGTGTTGATCCGAGGTTGCCTCTGCCCGATGAGATTATCACTTTGATGACCCCTGCTGCCGGCTAATTAATTATTCATATTTAAACTTATTTTGGGAGTCGTATTCAGGATTATTGGCTGGCGACTCCCTATTATTTATTATTTGAAAGGAGAAGAATTATCATGTTAAAAAAAACCATTACTTATACCGATTATAACGGTAACGAGCGGACTGAAGACTTTTACTTTAATCTTTCCAAGGCTGAGATCATGGAAATGGAAATGAGTACTGCGGGCGGTTTGACTGAAATGATTCAGAAGATTGTTGCCGCTCAGGATTCTCCGGCAATTATTAAGGTTTTCAAAGAGCTGATACTTAAAGCATATGGAGAAAAGAGCCCAGACGGCAAGAGATTTATCAAATCGGATGAAATCTCGACGGCATTTTCTCAGACTGAGGCATACTCTCAGCTGTTCATGGAATTAGCTACAGATGCTGATGCGGCAGCTAAGTTTGTGAATGGTATTATTCCGGTAGATTTAGGTAAGACAACTCTTAATTAAATTTCTGGCACTAATCAGTAAAATAATGGAGGGTTGAGGGATGCTTCAAATTACGATACCAGCAGTTGAACTATGGGACGAGCGGAAACAGGAATTCGTTATCACAAAAGAGCAGACATTGCAACTGGAGCATTCCCTCGTCTCTATTTCAAAATGGGAATCTAAATGGTGTAAACCGTTTTTGTCAAAACAAGAAAAAACCAATGAAGAAACTTTGGATTATATAAAATGCATGACAATTACGCAAAACGTAGATCCAGAAGTCTACAACTACCTAACCATCGGAAACATTAACGAGATTAACGAGTATATAGAAGCCCCGATGACGGCCACTTATTTTTCGGATGAAAAAACCAATAAAACAAGTAGAGAGCAAGTTACAGCTGAGCTTATTTATTATTGGATGATTGCTTTAAACATACCATTTGAGTGCCAAAATTGGCATCTTAACCGTCTTCTTACTTTAATTAAGGTTTGCAGTATTAAAAATCAGCCTCCAAAAAAGAGAAGCAGAAAAGAAATTATGAGCAGAAACGCTGCTTTGAATGCCGCTCGTAGAAAACAATTAAATACAAAGGGGTGAGGCGATGAACAACAAACAACAAAAACGCTATAACACGTGTCTTACAACCTTTACAAAAAAGGCAGTTGCAGTAATTCTTTTTATCTCATTAATAGATTTACAGCTTTCATACATACTTGCTTTTATGGGTAAAGAGCAAATTGCAGAATCACTTTCTAGCACCATCGCCAGCACCATCATCGGAGTAATGCTTGGATATTTCTTTAAAGCTCTTTTCGAAACGTTCTTTGAAGAACGTGAAAAGAGATTAAATAAAAAACTCGAACTAGACCGTTTGTCTGAAGAAGATGAGTCGGTTGAATAAAGGAGGATTTACCATGCCTATTTATTTTTTAACTACAGCACTTTTAATTGTTTCTGTTGTAACAAATCTAACGGTCGAAGGAATCAAGAAGCTTCTTGACGGGACAACTGTCAAATATTCTTCAAACGTTTTGGCCGCTGTTTCTTCAGTTATAATTTCTTGTGCTGTTTGCGTCATCT